AAGCGGTAAAAAAGGAAGCATTAAATTTAGTGAGGGTACAGAAACAGCTATTAAAAATCGAGTTAAAGAACATAATGAAGAAGTAGCTGGAATGGCATCCTGGAGAAAATTAAAAGCATCTTCTGCCAAAGCTGTTGTTAGAAGAGGATTTGGCGCGTTTAGTTCTTCGCATAGACCTGGAGTTAGTAGACAAGCGTGGGGATTAGCTAGACTAAAAGCATTTAGTTATTTATTAAAAAATGATAAACCAAAAAATCCTAAATATTTATCAGATAATGATTTACTTCCAAAAGAACACCCAAGATATACAAAGAAAGAGGAAAAAATGAGTGGACAACATATTGATGTATTCGATCGAGCTGTGGCAATGTCACAAACAATTGAAAAGCAAAAAACTATTACTAATATAAATAGCATGGAAAGACAAACTGAAAATAGAAGTTTTACATTTGCAGCAGTTGAAGAAAGAAATGATAATGACAAAAATACATTATTATTTACTGGTTATGCCTCTGTATTCGATAAACCATACGGAGTAAGAGATAGCAAAGGTTTATATAACGAAACTATTAAACCTGGAGCATTTAAGAAAACTTTACAAGAGCAAGATGATGTAAGATTTTTAGTTAATCATGATGGAATTCCATTGGCTAGAACTTCATCAGGCACTTTAAAATTAGAAGAAGATGATTATGGATTATTTGTTAGAGCTGAATTAGATCCAACTAATCCTACTGTAGCTGAAGTAGCAAGCGCTATGAAGCGAGGAGATTTAAATGAAATGTCTTTTGCATTTGCAGCAATCAAAGATAATTTTGATAATCAAGGAGAAAACAGAGAAGTAAACGAAGCAAGGTTATTTGATGTAAGCGTTGTTACTTATCCTGCTAATCCTTGGGCTGGTGCTAAGCTTAGAGGGGTTGAATTAGAAAACCTACACAAAGAGCTTGTTGAAGCAAGAAGCGGTGAAAAAGCAAAAGAAATTTTAGAAGGTTTTATTAATGAAGTTACTGAAAGTAATAACATTGATAAAAAGCGAAGTAATCCCAAAGTTGAATTGTTAAAAATGAAACTTGAAAGAGATGGCATTCGCTAAGACGTGAAGCCGTGTTTAGTGCCGAAATCACACTTAAGAACACACTCTACGCAGAAGTAAAAGATAATAAACATAAGGAAGCTATGAAAAAATTAATTGAAGCTAGAGATGCAAAAGTTGCTGAATTAGATTCACTAGTTGTTGAGCTTGATGAAATGGATGCAGGAGAAACATTTGACAGCAAATTTGCAAGGTCAAATGAATTGCACTCAGAAGTAAAAGAGCTTAATGTAAAAATAGATGAAGCTAGAGATGCAGCCGAAACACTCAAAGCAGTTAAACAAAGTAGATCAGAACTTAATGTTGAAGATGAAGACTTGGGCGAAAAAGAAGCTGTTGTAGAGATCAACGAGCCTGACCTATATCGAAAAGATGGAAATTATTCCTTCATTTCTGATGCTTGGGCAGCTAGATCCGGCGACTTTAAAGCGCAATCAAGACTTAATCAACATCAAGATCATGAATCTTCTAGAGATGTTGGAACAGGAGCCTTTTCAGGCCTCGTAGTTCCGCAATACCTAGTAAATGAGTATGCACCAATTGCAAGAGCTGGCGCAGCAGTTTATAACGCTGTACCTAAAAAACCTCTTCCAGCATTTGGTATGAAAATGGAAGTATCCAGAATAACTACTGGATCAACAGCAGCAGAACAAGCAACACAAAACTCAGCTGTATCAGAAACTAATATGGATGATACACTATTAACAGTTAATGTTGATACTGTTGCAGGTCAGCAAGACGTTTCAAGACAAGCTCTCGAGCGTGGCGGACAACCTGGATTTAGCATGGAAAACATTATTTTCCAAGACTTAGTCGCAGCATACTATACAAAACTTGATAATCTTATGATTAACGGATCCGGAAGTTCTGGACAACCGTTAGGAATAAAATCAGTTTCAGGAATAAACACAACAACATACACAGACGCAAGTCCAACTGTTGCTGAGTTCTATCCTAAATTGGCTGATGCAATTCAAAAAGTTAACGCTAACAGATTTGCTCCAGCTACTGCAATCATTATGCACCCAAGACGATGGGGTTTCATAACTGCAGGACTTGACAGCTCTAATAGGCCGTTAGTTGTCCCAGCAGGAAACAACCCTGATAATCCAATTGGTGTTGGTGAAGCAGCAAAATACGGAAACGTTGTTGGTAACCTTTTAGGGCTGCCAGTTATCACAGATGCAAACATTCAAACAGATGCAGGATCTGGTAATGATGAAGATATAATTCTCATTGTTAAAGCAGATGATCATATTCTTTTCGAAGATGGTCTATTCCAGCTTAAGTTTGAAGAAACAAATGCAGGATCACTTACAACTAAAATGGTTGTTTACGGATATAACGCATTCGCTTCTGGAAGATACCCAGCAGGAACTACAATGATTAACGGAACAGGACTGATTACACCGTCCTTTTAGTTAGGTTAATGGTCGGAGGTGTCAAGCAATTGATACCTCTAACCATATAAAGAAAGAAAAAATTATGTCAAATAAAAATTTAATAAAAGCGTTAAAGGAAGAGCTCAAGGGCTACGAATTATACGGAAAGGCTAAACGTGCTGAAGAAGTTAAAAAAGCTATTAAAGCAGCAGGTGGCAAAGTTGAAAAAGCTGATGCTAAACCTAAAGCCGAAAAAAAAGTAGAAAAGAAGTAATTATGCCTAAAGGTGTTGGTTACGGTAAAAAAATGAAAGGTGGCAAAGGTAAGGGCCGAAAAAATAAGGGTAAATAACCTATGGCAATTACTAATGGCTACTGTACACAAAATGAATTAAAAGCTTTTGTTGGAATCCCGTCAGATGATAGCGGGGACGATGATCTTTTAGATGATGCTATTAATGCAGCTTCAAGACAGATAGACGCTTTTTGTGGGCGATATTTTTACGCAGACGGATCGGCATCGGCTAGAAAATTTTTTACAGAAGATGTTTATCGATTAAGAGTTGATGACATTTCTACAACTACAGGACTTGTGGTTAAATATGACGATGATGATGATGGAACGTATGAGGTAACTGTTTCATCAAGTGAATATCAAGTTTTGCCTATCAATGGAATTGTTGGAGGCATAACAGGAAATCCTTATTATATAGTTGAATTGATAAGCGATGGATCAAATGAATGGCCCTTAGATACTTCAAGTAATAGACCGCGAGCTGAAATTACAGCTAAATGGGGCTATGCAGCAGTGCCTGAACAAATTAGACAAGCTACGTTGATGTTGGCAAGCGAATTATTTGCTATGCGAAATGCGCCTTTAGGTGTTGCAGGTGTAGGAGATTTTGGCGTTGTTAATATACAACAAAATAGAGAAATTACCAGAATGATTGCACCATTTCGTAAAGGTACAGTTTTAGGAGTTGCTTAAATGGCAACAATGTCAGAAATAAGAGATGGTCTAAAAACAACAATAAGTGGCATAAGTGGCCTTCGTTGTTATGATGTAATACCAGACAATGCAATTAATTTTCCAGTTGCAATGTTTATTCCTACAAATATTGAATTTGATCTAGCAATGCAACGCGGCACTGATCTTTATACATTTGATGTTTTAATTGCTGTACAACGATCAGATGCTAGAACTGCTCAAGATAAATTAGACGCGTTTGTTACCGGAAGTGGTAGCTCAAGTATTAGACAAATAATATATAATAATCGCACTTTAGGCCTTGCTAATACAGATGCTAGAGTTGTTAATATGAGTAATTACAGCGCTGATTTTAATTTGAATGGTATTGATGGAATAGGTGCTAATTTATCAATAGAAGTTTATACGAAAGGATCAAGCTAATGGATGGTTGTTGCGGCGCAGGTTGTTGCGGAGGTAATTTATGAAATATAAAATAATTGGTAATAAAAAAGTTATGGGTAAAATTAAAGGTGATACTATAACTATTGATGATGAAAAAGTTGCAAAATCATTAATTAAAGGTGGCCATATAAAACCTACTACAATTAAAAGAAAGCGTGCAAGAAAAAAAGATGGAACTTTTATTAAAGACGATAAGAGCACTCCTGATGTAAATGAAGCGTGGGAGAAGTAAATGGCAAAATTTGTATTTAATGATGGAAAAGTTTTTTCAGGTGGTTATGATTTAAGCGATCATACTACTTCTGTTAACCTAGAAATAAACGCTGAAGAGCTAGACGCAACTACAATTAACAGTAATGGATTTAGAGAGAAATTAGGTGGACTTAAAGATAGTTCGCTTCAAATTGATGGATTTTATGAAGCTGGATCAAATAAACCGGATGCTTTATTAGGTGCTTCAATTGGAAATGAATTAATTGTAACTACTGTACCAGATGCTGGAGTAGGAAACATTGCATATTTTATGAAGTCAAGATTATTTGATTATTCAATATTAGGTGAAGTTGGAGGCTTAGCGCCATTTAGCATAAGTAAAAGCCAATCATCCGATAAAGTTGTTAGAGGAACTATCCAACTAGATGGCGCATTAACAGCTTCAGGTAATTCAACAGGCACCCAACTTGGAGCTGTTGCCGCCGATGAAAAAGCGTATGCAGCAATTCATTGCTACGCAGTTTCAGGTACATCAACTCCAACTATTACTTTTAAATTACAATCAGATGATAATGCAAGCTTTACAGGTCCAACCGATCGAATTACTTTTTCGGGGATTACAGCTATAGGGGCAGATTTTCAAAGCGTTGCCGGCGCTGTAACAGATGATTACTGGCGTTTGAATTATACTATAACTGGAACAAGTCCAAGCTTTTCAATTCATGCTGCAATCGGTATTGAATAAAAATATTTAAAAATATTACGCATTATAAAAAACACTTGCTATAATAAATATAGAACGCTTTACGAACTGCGTATGTTTGGAAAGCAAAGTAGGGTCGCATTGATTCTAGTGCGAGCCCTGGTTTTAAAACCTAATATTTTGCCTAAAAAAACATAATGCTAGATGGCAACCAAACTATGAAGCGCAGTTTGAAAAGCGTTCAAATAAAAGAGAGGACTAAAAATGGCAATGACCAGAAAAGATTATGAAGCAATAGCTAAAATAATCAAATTTAACGAAACTAAATCACAAGTTACTTTAGGACTAGCATCAATATTTGAAGATGATAATCCTAATTTTGATACAGGCAAATTTTTAAAAGCTTGTAAGGAGGACTAAGTGAAAAAGAAAAAAGAAACAGATGTTCAAATTTCAATACAGGGTATTGAAACAAATAAACATACTTTTGTTATAAGAGATCAACCAGTTAATGAAGTTGGTAATAAATATATGCATGATGGAAATGTTTTTATTATTGTAGAAAATGAAAAAAATAGTGTTCATATTGATATTGATAAAAATATTTTTGATAGTTGGATTCAAGCGTATTTAGAAGGTGATTTTATTCGATACAGAAGCGGTGTTATACAGGGTAAATTAATTAAAAGACAACAGAAATTTATTGAAGTATTACAGGCAAAAGTAAATAAATTAAAAGAATATCAATTACAAAATTCAAAAAAATAAAACGTACAACCCCCGTTTACGTACCGGAAAGCCCCTCTAGCAGCAAGAGGGGTTTTCCATTTAATAACGTATAAACTTATATTTCATTATTCATATTTAAAATAAAGATATTGAAAGGAGTTTATTTTGGCAAAATTTGTTTTGACAGATGCAAGCGTAACATTGAACAGCGTTGATTTAAGTGATCATGTTGCTTCAGTTACTTTAGACATTACAGCTGATGAAATTATGACAACTGCGATGGGGGAAACCTTCCAGTCCAGAACAGGGGGCCTTAAAACAGGTACTTTGAGTATAGATTTTCAGCAAGATTTTGCAGCTAGTGAAGTTGATGCTACACTATGGCCTTTGCTTGGAAGTACTACAGCTTTTGTAGTAAAACCAACAAGCGCCTCAGTTAGTTCTACTAATCCATCCTATAGTGGATCAGTTTTAGTTAATCAACATATTCCAGTTGCAAATGCAGTAGGGGAACTTGCAACAATGTCAGTTTCATTTCCTACCTCTGGAACTATTACCCGCGCGACTTCGTAATGGGTAATATGGTAGTCGTGATGAGCGACGGCACCAAACTTGAAGTTAAGATTAAACCTGGGGATATTGTTAAATTTGAGCGTAAATTTGACATACCAATTTCAAGGTTAAATGATGAGCAGCGATATGAATGGCTTTTATATTTAGCATGGCTTGCTTCAAAAAGAAATGGTGTTACTGAAGATTACGATGCTTGGGTTGAGAATGTTGAAGATTTAGACATTACTGGATCAAGTGATAATTTAAAAGCGTAAACGGATTTATCGATTTAATTGCTGCAATAGCAGTTGAAACAGGAATAGATCCGAATGCTTTAATGAATATTGATATGGAAATGTTTGATGCAATTGTTAAAGTTATAAATAAAAAATACGAAAGTTGATATGGCAAAAATAGCTGGAGAATTTACAATTGATAACTCAGAATTAATAGAGTTAAGAAAAGACATTAAAAAATATGGTGATACTGAAGTTTTAAAAGTATTATCTAAGTTTCATAGAGAAATAGCCAAAGAGCAATTACAAGATATTAGATCGCTTGCCAAAAAACAAAGAGTTCCTAAAGCCAGAGCTTCAGCTATGGGTTATACAGCCTCTGGTACGCGTACAGAAGCTAAAATTAATATAAAACGTAACGATAAAAGACCAAGCACATTTTCAATGGAATTTGGCCGCCGTTATATGTATGTTCCTACAAAAAATGGTAAAACTAGAGCTGTAACAAGACAACAAGTTGGCAATTTAAGATATTCAAGACCAGCTGCAGATTTTCCTTATAAAAAATGGATTGGTCATAGATTTACAGCAGGCGATAGTACTTTTTCGCAATTTGGTAAAAAAGGTTATGTAGCAGGTAAAACATTAGACGATAATCAAAATAAAATAGCAGAAACATATTCGGATCGTATGTATGACGCGTTAATTAAGGCAATTAAATAATGGCAGCAGAAAAAAAAGTTTCAATAGCAATTATAGGTAAAACTAAACAATTTACTGATAGCTTAACTAGATCACAAAAAGCTATGGGTAAATTTAGTTCTATAGCTGGTACGTTGGGTAAAGCTACAGTTGCAGGTTTAGGTGTTGCCTCAGTTGCTGCAGTTACTCTGGGTAAAGATTTAGTTAACTTAGGATCAGATGCTAATGAAGCACGATCTGCTTTTGAAACTACATTTGGAGAAAGTGTACCAAAGCTCTCAGGTTTCGTTGATGAATTTGCAAATAAAGCCGGTTTAGCTGCGCACGAGTTAGAAGGATTATTAACTCAATCAGGTGCTATTCTTCAAGGTATTGAATTTACAGGAGAAGCTTCAGCAGATCTTTCAACTAAACTAGCAAGCCTCGCCGGCGACGTAGCTTCATTTAGTAACGTTCAAGGCGGCGCAGAACCAGTTATGCAAGCATTCACTAAAGCTTTACTTGGTGAGAGAGAATCACTTAAAACTTATGGAATCGCGATTATGGAAGCAGATGTTCAACAACAAGCTTTTATAATGACTGGAAAAACAAATGCTAAAGAGTTAACTAAACAAGAAAAAGCTTTAGCAACTTATGAATTATTATTACAAAAAACAAAAGTTCAACAAGGTGACTTAAATAGAACGCAAGAAAGTTTTGCTAATAAATCAAGAGCAGCTCAAGCTAAATTAAAAGATTTAAAAGTAACAATGGGGGCAGAGTTGCTTCCGGTTGTAGAAGAATTACTACCAGTTATAGTTGATTTAGTAACTGAAGTAGGTCCTCATTTAGTTGAAGCTATAAAGGCGGTTGCTCCGTTTATTAAAGTTGTTGGTGAATTACTTTCAGCATTAGCTCCGCCTATAATAGCTGTTGTAACTTTACTGCTAACTTTATTAGCGCCGGCGTTTAAAAAGCTAACTGAAATGGTTGATAAGTTTTTAAAACCATTTTTTACAAACTTGCCTAAAAACTTTGAAAATATGATTAATAGAATAATTAATAGTTTGAATAGTTTTATTAGAACTATTAATGGTTTTGTTGATAGAGTAGCTGGTGTATTAGGGAAAATAGGTGTAAATATTAATTTGCCTAAACTTTCTGAAATTGGAAATGTTTCCTTTGGTTTTGCAGAAAAAGAAGTTAAAAGATTAACGCCACAAGAAACTATTGATCCAGCAAAAACAATAGATCAATTAACTTCAAATGCTGCAAGTACTTCTGCAGCGTTATTAAGTCCAAGCGCTGGTTTAACTGTAAACTTTAATAATCAAGTAAACAATCCTGATCAAGTTATTAATGCGCTTAATAATTATACAAATAAAAATGGGCCTCTTAATAGAGTACTAACAATAGTCTAATGGCGCAACCAACAGTTAGAGTTAGAGTAGGCTTTACGCCAAATGAATTTACTTTAGATGATTTAGTAAGAGGTGTTTTAGGCGCAGGAGAATTAGGAGGTGCCGTTAGTTTAACAGATGTTACAGCAGACGTACAAAGCGTAACTATTTCTAGAGGTAGATCAAGAGAGTTAGCTACATTTAGTACAGGAAGCTGCAGCGTACAATTATTAAATAATTCTAGAAAGTATGAAAATACAAATACTTCAAGCCCTTATAGTCCAGGTATTGAGCCTATGATTGCTATACATGTTGACGCAACTACAGATGGTGGAAGTAACTATAAAGATTTATTTGTAGGTTTTATTACAGATATTAATTTAACTTATCCCGATCAAGGCAACTCTTTTGCTAATTTTGAAGCGTCTGATGCCTTTATGAAAATAGCTAATACAGCTTTAATTAATGCTTCGTTTTCTAGTGCAACAAGTGGTAATTTAATTGATGCTGTTTTAGATAATACAAATGTTAAGTTTGGTACAAATAGGAATATAGATACAGGTATTTCAACAATGCAAGCATTGAGTGGCATTTCAGAAAATACATTAAGCGTTTTACAAAATATTGAACGATCAGAAAATGGTTTATTATTTATTTCAAAAGATGGTAAATTAACTTTTAAATCAAGACATGCTACTTTTCCTAGTACTCCAGATGCAACATTTTCAGATGATGGGTCAGATGTTCCATATATTAGAGTTGATTATATTAATGATGACAACGAAATTTACAATGTTATTTCTTTAAATAGAATTGGCGGATCAACACAAACAGTTGAAAGTGTTGGATCACAAGGTAAATATTTAATTAGAACTTTAAGCCGAGATAATCTTTATAACGATAATGATCCAGAAGTTAAAGATGCTGCCGAATTTTTACTAGGTAAATTTAAAAATGCGTTAATTAGATTTGATAATTTAATAGTTGATTTAACTGAAGCAACTACAAGTAATCAAAATACAATACTTGATCGTGAAGTAGGAGATATTGTTAAAGTTGAATTAACACCCCCTGGAAGTGGATCTCCAAGCCAAATAACATCTAATGAAATAATTGATAGTATAAGCTACAACATTACGCCTGATTTGTTTAGTTGCTCTTATAAGTTATCAAATGCAGATACGCAGGCCTTTATGAGGTTAGATAATACTTTATTTGGTATTTTAGATACTGATAAGCTAGGCTATTAATAACTTATAATGAAGTTCATAAAAGTGAAAGGATAAAATAAAAACATGGCAAACGGATTTAAAGTATTTGGTGTAGGTGAAGTATTAACTGCAGCAGATGTAAACGATTATTTTATGGAACAAGTTGTTGCTATCTTTGCAGATAGTACAGCAAGGGACGCACAAATAACAAGTCCAATAGAGGGACAATTTTGTTTCTTAAAAGATACCAATGTTTTACAGTTTTATAACGGATCAGCGTGGACAAGTTTTATAGGCGACGGCGATATTACAGCAGTCAATACATCAGCGACTTCCGGTTTATCTGGTGGTGCTACTTCTGGTGCAGCTGATATAACTATTGCACCTAATAGTGCTACATCAGCAACCGTTGCGTCAGCAGATATAGTTTTAATTGGCGACGCAGATGATAGTAACGCCGTTAAAAAGACCACAGTAGCCGATATTGTAGCACTTGCACCAAGTGGTGTTAGTCTAGGTTTAGTATTGGCTTTATCATAGGAAAGGAATAATTTATGGCAGATACCTTACATTCAGTCGCAGGACAACTCGGAACAAGCACAGCAGATATTATTGACGCTGTACCCAGTTCGACAACTGAAACAGCAATAGGAATTTTAATTTCTAATGTTAATTCAAGCAGTTCTGATGTTACTGTCGATTTAAGTATTACAAAATCCGGTGGAACATTAAGAAACATTTTAAACGATGTTTCATTACCATTCGGGACAACTATACAAATAGATAGCAAGATAGTACTAGAAACAGGCGACATCTTACAGGGATTATGTTCAACTGCTTCAAGTGCAGATTATACAGTTTCATTCTTACGACAAACCTAAGGGATCACAATGACCTACTTAGGCACACAACCAAATGATGTAAAAAAGAATACAGGTTTATATACACCTAGTGAAATACTTCAATTAGAAAAAGATGGACATTGGGGTGGCTCATTAGAACTTATAGAAGAACAAACTGTTAGTGGTAGTCCAACAACTATTGATTTTACTTCTATAAAAGAAAATGTATATGATGTTATGTTTTTATCTATTGAAAATATGGTACATAGTGGCTCTACTGCAAATGTAGGAATAAGATTTTATGAAAGTGGTGTTGTAGAAACTTCAAGTGTTTATCAATATGCACAACAAAGAGGAACAACAGGTGGAACTTTTAGTGATGCTGATAGAAGTACAGGTGCTAGTTATATGCTGATTACACCTTATTCTATGAATGGTGGTGCAGGAAGTTATAATGTTTACTGTTATTTTTACAATCTGGGTAATGCAAGTAAATATAGTTTTATAAATTATCACAGTTTTGTAGAAGCAACTTCAACAGGTTTTGGTTTTGGTGGTGGTGTGTTGCCACAAGCAAGTACAGTTGATGGAATACAAATTTATACTTTTGGTAGAACTTTAACAAGTGGAACTATGAAACTGTTTGGTGTCAAACAATGAGTAACCTAAGATTAATTAATGAAACTGAAATAACTTCTAGTGTTGCAAGTGTTAATATAACAGATGTCTTTACTACTGATTTTGACATTTACAAAATAACAACTAATGATATATCTACTGTTGGAACAGTTGCAATAAATATAAACCTAAGATTTATTAATTCAAGTGGAAGTGTTATTAGCAGTTCAGATTATGATTATGCAGTTTTAAGATGTGCAAGTAGTGTGGCTTTTAGTGAATTGAAATCTACTACTGCAACAAACTTTACATATTTTGGTGGTAAAGCTGACCAATCAGCTGAAACAAATGGAAGTGTAGGATATATATTTAATCCAACTAACACATCAAGTTATACTTTTGGCTTGTATCAAAATTCTACTTTTGCTAATTCAACAAATGAAAATCATAAAGGTATAGGTGTTTTAACTTCAACTGCAAACATTACAGGATTTCAAATATATTTTGATAATCAAAATGTAAATAGTGGCTTTATAAGAACTTATGGATTGAGAGTAGATAGCTAATGGCAGGTAAATTAGTACAAGTAGCAACAGAAACAGTAACAAGTGCAGTAGCTAGTGTGACCTTAACAGGCATAGATAGTGATGATGTTTATATGTTTACTGCTAATAATGTTGTATGTTCTGAAAGTGTTAGAGATGGCAGACTAAGAGTTACAAAATCTGGAACTGCTGATACAACTTCTAATTATGATAGTTCAGCAAAAAATTTGAAATCTTATGGTA